ATCGAAGGTGAGGACATCTTGTCCACCTCTTCAAAGGGTGAGAAGGGCGTAACTATGGCTCCCAAGCCAACATCCTGATTAACACTCTCAAGTCATACCCGCTTCGGCGGGTTTTTTTATGCCCGCAAGGCGGGCCAACAAGCCCGAGGGGTGAGCAACGTGGACGAGAACCAAATCGATCTGGACAACCCGGCCGTCAAGGACGCCATCGCGGCAGCAGTCAGCGAGGCCACCAACGGCCTGAAGAGCAAGAACAGCGAGCTGCTCGGCAAGCTGAAGGACACCAGCGGCAAGCTGCAGCAGTTCGAGTCGCAGTTCGAAGGCATCGATATCGACGCTGTGAAAGGACTGCTGAGCAAGGCTGGCCAGGACGAAGAAACCAAGTTGCTCACCGAGGGCAAGGTCGACGAGGTGTTCAACCGTCGCACCGAGCGCCTGCGTGGCGATTACGACAAACAGCTCGGTGCGCTGACCAAGCGCGCCGAGAAGGCTGAAGCGTTCGCTGCGAAGTTCCAGGGCAAGGTCCTGGGCGACGCGGTGCGCGGCGCAGCACTGAAGGCCGGCGCACTGCCGGAAGCAACCGACGACATCATCCTGCGCGCGAAGGGCGTTTTCTCCCTGAGCGAAGAGGGTGAGGCCGTAGCTGTAGACGAGGATGGCCAGGTCATCCTCGGCAAGGATGGCAAGACCCCACTCACGCCCCTGGAATGGGCGGAATCCCTGCGTGAAAGCGCACCTCACCTGTGGCCAAGGGCTTCGGGTACACACGCCCCGGGCGGGGGCGGCGGCCAGGCTGCACTCAAGCGCTCCGAAATGAACGCCGCACAGAAGCGCGAATACCAGCGCAAGCACGGCCAAACCGCATACCTGCAATTGCCCAAGTGAGGTAACCCATGGCAACTACCGTCAACAGCGACCTGATCATCTACAACGATGAGGCACAGACCGCCTACCTGGAGCGCGTCCAGGACAACCTGGATGTGTTCAACGCATCCTCGAACGGCGCCATCGTGCTCGACAATGAGCTGATCGAAGGCGACTTCCGCAAACGTGCCTTCTACAAGCTGAACGGCTCTCTGGAGCACCGCGACGTTAACTCCGACGCCAAGGTAGCCGGCAAGAAGATATCCGCCGGTGAGGCTGTCGGCGTCAAGGCACCCTGGAAGTACGGCCCGTACCAGACCACCGAAGAGGCCTTCAAGCGTCGCGGTCGCCCGGTCGACGAGTTCTCCCAGATCATCGGCCAGGACGTCGCCGACGCTACCCTGGAAGGCTTCATCCAGTACGCCACCGCATCGCTGCGTGCCTCGATCGGCTCCAACGACAACATGGTGGTCGACGCGAACATTGCCACTGACGGCAAGCGCACGCTGACCCGCGGCATGCGCAAGTTCGGAGACAAGTTCGGCCGCATCGCCCTGTGGGTCATGCACTCCAGCGCCTATTTCGACATCGTCGACGAGGCGATCACCAACAAGATCTACGAAGAAGCGGGCGTGGTGATCTACGGCGGCCTGCCGGGCACCCTCGGCAAGCCGGTGCTGGTCACCGACACCGCGCCGGCTGATGTGATCTTCGGCCTGGTCAGCAACGCGGTGGTGATCACCGAGTCGCAGGCGCCGGGCTTCCGCTCCTACGACATCAACGACGAAGAGAACCTCGCGATCGGCTACCGCGCCGAGGGCGTCGTGAACATCGACGTGCTGGGCTACAGCTGGAACGAAACCGCCGGCGGCGCCAACCCGACCCTGGCGGCCGTGGGCTCTGCTGCCAACTGGAAGAAGCACGCCAACAGCGACAAGGTCACTGCCGGCGTGATGATCAACCTGGTGGACGCTCCGGCCAACGGCGGCTGATCGCCGTAGTCTTCCCCTAACCATCTGCGCGGCCTGGCTCTGCTGGGCCGCCTTGGAGAGCAACATGGAACTGGTTTATACCAAGCAACGCACGGGCTTCGAGCCGGGCAAGTTCTATCGTCATCCTGATCTGTTCCGCGCCGTTGAGCGCGGTGTGACCAAGGCGGTGGTGGTTGGCGACCACCCGGCCATCGTCGACGCGTACAAGGCTGCCAATGTCGACGTCGAGGTACTGAGCGGCAATACTGCCGAGACGCAGCCTGAAACTGACCCGCACAAGATGAAGAAGGCAGACCTGCAGGCCTGGCTAACCGCCCAGAGCATCCAGTTTGACCCTGCAGCCAATGTGCCTGACCTGAAAGCGCTTATCCCACCAGCGAGCTGAAATCATGGCCCTGATCACCGAGGACGGCACCGGCAAGCCTGACGCCGAGAGCTACGCCACTGCGGCAGAGCTGGCCAGCTATGCGACCAAGTTCGGCGCAACCATCCCCGCCGATGAGGCTGTGCAGGAAGCGCTGCTGCGCCGCGCCGCCCTGGTGATGCAGGCCATGACCTGGAAGGGCAAGAAAACCAGCAGCGAGCAGGCCCTGGCCTGGCCGCGGCGTGGTGTTCATCTGGATGGCGAGAACAAGCCATCCAACTATTTACCGGCGCGGATCCAGTACGGGCAGATGGCCCTGGCTGTGGAGATTCACGCCGACGATATCGACCCGCCCGGGCAGCGCAAGGGCGCAATCGTGCGGGAGAAGATCGAGGGCGCTGTCGAACGGCAGTACGCCGAGATCCCTAACAGCAGCCAGCGCCTGTTGCCGGCGGCGCCGGATCGGCCGAGCGCTACACAGTTTGCGGACTACCTCGAACGCCGGGGGCTGTTCGCCATACGATCATGATGCTGGTCGCCCGGCATCGCAGCTTTACACCTGGAGTGCACATGGCCAACTTCTACGACGAGATGGCCACGATGGCCCTACAGATGATCACCGAGTACGGCCAGATCGTGACGCTGCGCAATCTGCAGCGTGGGGAGTACAACCCGGATGCCAGTGCGCCCGCGCCGCCAGTAGCTGTCGAGCAGGATGTTCAGGGGCTGCTGCTCGAGTACACCGGCCGCGAGTTCGACGCCTCGTCCCTGATCCTCACCGGTGACAAGAAGCTGAAGATCCCTGCCCAAGGGCTCGCCTGGGTGCCCGCGCTTGGCTCTAAGGCGGTGATCCAAGGCGTGGAGTGGTCCATCGTACCCCCGGTGAAAGAGATCAACCCGGCCGGCACGCCTATCCTGTACGAGCTGCAGGTGCGCCGATGAGCCGCCAGGGCAGCTTCGCACTGGACGTGCGAGCGTTCGCCGAGCAGGCGCAGGCCGCGCTCAACACAACGGTGCGGGAGATCATCATCGAACTGGGCAGCAGCGTTATCCGCATGTCGCCGGTCGGCAACCCCGAGATCTGGGCCGCCAACGTGGCCTTTCGAGACCAGGCCCGGGCTGCAGCCGATGACTACGACTTCAATGTTGCCGTCCGCAACACGCTGACCAACCTCACCGAGTCGAATTTCAACAGGAACGGCAAGCTCAAGCGCGGCGTGAAGTTGGCGAAGCCGCTGACCAAGACGGAGCGCGAGCAGAACTTCAACGTGAACGGCCTGGTGTCGGGGCGCGGTTACGTCGGCGGTCGGTTCCGCGGTAACTGGCAGTTCTCGATCGAGACGCCAGCCCAGGGCACGCTCGACCAGCCTGACCCTGCCGGCAACGTCACGCTGGCCAAGCTGAAACTGCAGGTGGAGCAGATGACTGCGGGGCAAGTCGCGTTCATCGTGAACAACCTGCCGTATGCCATCCCGCTGGAATACGGGCACAGCACCCAGGCGCCAAACGGCATGGTGCGGATCACCGTCGAGCGCTTTCAGCAGATCGTCGACGCTGCAGCAAGGAATAATCAGGTATGAGCCACCAGATCATCCAGCAGCTCTTCGAGAAGGGCCTGCAGCAGTGGGCGCAAGGCGAGGGGATGGCCATCGCCTATCCCAATGTCCAGTTCGAGCCGCCGGGCGCCGAGTATCTGCGATGTTTCACGCTGCCGGCGGACACGGCCAGCAATGACCTGGCCGGCGATCACGAGCTGCTTACCGGCGTGTTCCAGGTGAGTGTCGTCATGCAGGCCGGGGCCGGTACCGACGTGGCAGGTCGAGTATGCGAAGGCCTAAAAGGGCAGTTCCCCATTTACAGCTACCTGCAGCGCGACGCCTTCAAGGTCCAGGTCATGAGCAAACCCCAGCGCGGGCCCCTGATCCAGGGCGATGGCGAGGCCACGGTGCCGATCAGCATCAGCTACCGGTCCGACACCTTCTGAATTGCCCGCTTGGGCACCCACTGAACCCGCCTTGAGCGGGTTCTTTCATTTCTGCATGAGGAAAACCCAATGGCAGCGAAACTTCCCAACGGCGCAATCATGAGCATCGCATCCGGCTACGCGCTGGCGATCGCTGTGACCGCCATCAGTAACGCGGCGGTGGCAGTGGCCAGCGCCGAGGGCCACGGTCTGCAGGAGGGTCAGATCGTCAAACTCGTATCTGGCTGGAGTGCCATCAACGGCCGTGCCGCCAAAGTAGGCGAGGTGACCGCCGATACCTTCCAGCTGCTTGGCTTCGACACCACTGACGAGCAGCGCTTTCCTGCTGGTGGTGGCGCAGGCGCGGTGCGTCAGGTCACTGGCTGGCAGCAGATCCAGCAGGTAATGAACCCCAGCACCTCTGGCGGTGAGCAGCAGTTCACCCAGTACCAATTCCTCGAGGACGATGACCAGCGTCAGCTCCCGACTGTGCGAAGCGCGCAGAGCATCGCGATCCCGATCGCCGATGACGTCGACCTGCCTCACTGGGCTGTCATCGAGGCCGCAGACCGCCGCCGCGAGCTGGAGGTGTGCCGCCTGGTGCTGCGCGACCGCAGCGAGATCTATTACAACGGTTACATCTCAGTCAGCGACACCCCGACGCTGCAGGTGAACGAGGTGATGGCGCGCACTATGACTATCGCCCTCGATGGCCGCCCGACGCGTTACAAGGCGGCTGCTTAAGCCATGGCCAAGAAGTTCTCCATCAGCCAAGCGCCGGCGTTTACCGGCGCTGTATCCATTCCGCGCATTGGCGGTGATGCTGTCAGCGTCCCATTCACTTTCCGCTATCTGGATCGCGAGGCGCTTGCCCAGCTCTACAGCGATTGGGGCGAGCAGCAGCGCGAATTGGGCGCGCGCGCTGGTCAACTGGGCTTGCCCGAATTCACGTCAGCTCAGATTGAGCTGCAGGTCGGCCAGATCAAGCAGGTCGTCGAGGCCTGGGGCTTCGACGAGCCTTTCGACGACGTGCACATTCGCGCGCTGGTGGCATCTGCCCGCACCGTGCCGGAAGCGATCCTCGCCGTGTATGCCCGCGCCTACGAAGAGGCGCGCCTGGGAAACTGAGGAACGCCGCGGCCTGCCTTTACACCTACCAAGATCACTCCGAGGAGCATCTGGCGCAGTTCGGTCTGTCGCCAGATGACTTTGACGAAGAGGACGAGGAGGTCGAGGTCTGGCCGTGTTCCTGGCCCGCGTTCCGGGTGTTCGAAGCTCTCAGCACACAGTGGCGGGTAGGTGTCAGGGGCGCCACTGGCCTGGATTACGCGGCGCTTCCGGTCACCGCTCGCATGCTCGGCATTACGGCGCGCAGCGTATTCGATGACATCCGCGTGATGGAAGCTGCGGCGCTCAAGCAGATATCTCAATCAGGACAAAGCCAATGACCACGTTCGCTCAGCTGGGTATTCAGGTCGACTCCAGCCCCGCCGCGAAGGCGGCAGACGACCTCGATCGCCTGGTCGATTCCGCGGAAGGTGCAGAGCAGGCGATCGACAATCTCTCCGATGCCAATAAAGGCCTGGAGCAGTCGAGCAAGGGCGTGTCGAGCGCGGAGTCGGCGGCTGCTGCGACTGCTGACAAATCGGCAGCAGCCCGCGAGCGTCAGGCTGCTGCTGCCCGAAAGGTCACCGAAAGCGCGGCCAGCGAAATCGCTGTGATCAGCCGGATGGAGAAGGCCTTCGAAGGCAACCTATCCAGCATCGAGCAGATCATCCAGGCCGAGGGGCTGCTCGAGCAGGCGCGTAAAGCCGGTCTGGTCACGGCCGAAGACCAGGTGAAGTATCAAGACCGGCTTGGGGCTGGCTACGACAGGTTGCAGAAGGCCGAAGCGAAGGAGGCCGCCGAGAAGGAACGTGCGGTCACGGCGCAGAACCGTCAGATCGAAGCGCTCAAACGCACGGTCAACAGCATCGACCCGGTGACGGCCAAGCTGGCGCGGCTGGAGGCGCAGGAGAAAGCGCTGAATGATGCCCTGGCCCGGGGCGTCATCACCAATGATCAGTACGCCTCGTCCATGGCCAAGATTGGCGCCGGCCGCGCCGAAGTCCAGAAGACTGGCGGTGCTATCAGCCAGCTCGGCCTGAACAGCCGGCAGGCGCGCGAGGACGTGCTGCAGCTGGGTAATGCTGTAGCGTCTGGCAACTGGGGCACTGCAGCGAACAACATCGCCCAGATCGCCTCTGGCGCGCGCGAAGGTTCGGCAGGCCTGCTGGCTGTCGCGTTGCCTATCGGCATCGTTGCGGGTGCCGTCGGCGCGCTTGGCGCTGCGTACTACCAGGGCGATAAGGAACAGCGCGAGTTCAACAAGAGCCTGGTGCTGACCGGCAACTATGCCGGCATCAGCGCTTCAGGCCTTTCCGACATGGCCCGCCAGGTGAGCAGCACCGTCGGCACCACCGGCGGCGCCGCCAGTGTGCTGGCAAGCATGGCCGCCGGTGGCAAGATCGCCGGAGACAGCTTCATCGAGGTCGCGGAAGCTGCGCTGAGCATGGAGCAGGCCACCGGCACCGCGGTCGAGAAGACCGTGGCGGAGTTCGCCAAGCTCGCTGACGACCCCTTGCGTGCCTCGAAGGAGCTGAACGAGCAGTACAACTACCTCACCGCGTCGGTTTATTCGCAGATCGTTGCGCTGGAGAAGCAGGGCGATCACGTGGGAGCTGTGAAGCTTGCTACCGACACCTATGCCGATACCGTCAAATCAAGGGCGGCCGAGATCACCCAGGACCTGGGCTTGATCGAGCGCGCCTGGCTGAGCGTGCTTAACGTCGCCGCTGGCGCCTGGGATAGTGCCAAGGACGTAGGCCGCTTCGATATCGATGATCAGATCGCTGACGTCGAGCGCCGGCTTGCGCAGGTCGACCAGGGTGGGTTCGGGCTCTTCAATGATGCTGATGCCAGCCGGACGCG